ACTAGTCGGGTTCGGCATATCCATCAACTGCAAGAACGGATGCGATTCCACAGACTCAAACGCTTTCACCCTCAACTTCGCCAACTCGGTAGCATTCTCCTTACTCTTCAAATACTTTCTCTTAGCGTAATACTTCTCTGCAAACCGTTTGTCCTTAACCTTATACAACATCGGAGCAGCATCCGCACTCTTCTCTACTATCTTAGAAACTACTGACTGAACAACAGGGATAGCCTTATACGCTTTATCAATGTAAATACCATCCTTTGCATCATAAGGCATCCATACTCCCTTAATATACTGCCATTGCAAAGCCACAGGCAAACCTGCATCCTTAGTTCTAAACGCTTTCAGTAGATTCATCTATATCTCACTTTTTTGTAAAAGTACTAATTTTACCTAAATAATTTTCCTTTTATCAATACAAACCCATCGTTACGCTTTTTCACCATCAACTCAGTCAATCCCCATACCAACGCATCCACTCTATCGGGTGACTTCCCCTTGTCAGGATCAAACGTAACCATCTGACTCTCTAGCAGTGGGAACGAACCTACATGGTACACCTGACCCTTCTCATACAACGAATACACAGGCTCCGCTCTCACATACTTACCCTTCGTAGCCGATACCAGCTTAATCCTCGTGCTCGACCCCTGTGCCTTCAACACAGCCTCTACCATGTCACCACCCTGGTTCTTCTCTGCCACAATACAATCCGCATTCCACCTGAACGCAGCATCGTTAGCAATCTTCGCCCAGTGGTTCGGAGAATACTTCCCACTCAAATCCTCCAACACATACCCAAACCCTTCCTTACACTTACCCACTACGATGATACCCGTCTCATCACTATTCATGTTCGCAGTCACCGCAGGATCTAACGCAACCACTATCCGCTTCAAGTTCGGAGCCTCATCAACCCTCGCCTTCCCTAGTATTGCCCTGTTCCACAACATCCCCTCAGCATCATCCAACCATGTCCCCATGAACAAGTGGTCATACCTAGCCCTGTTCTCTCGCTTAGTCTTCTCCGCTGCCTGTATAAACGACTCTGACAGATTTATCTTATTATCCAAGTAAGTCGTATGAATGTAAGTCGTATCCTTCCTCTTTTTCTTTACAAAGTCGTTATATATCCAATGACTCTTGTAGCTCGGGTTCATCACCAATATCACCCTGTTGTAGTTATCCTTAGCTCTAATACTCAAGTCAACCTTATCAAATATCTCAGGGTCTGTCAATTCCTCCGCCTCATCCACTACCCATGTCGACAATCCAGCAATCGACTTCAAGTTCGCAGTATTCACCCCACTACTAGTCTTAATCCCCCTGAACAATATCTTAGACCCCGTCAGCTTATTTATAATCTCACTCTGAGTCACATCAAAATCATTCATCTTGCCCATTATCTCAATCTTATCCAAGAACTCTGGAATAATCGAAATAAACGCAGATACCAAGGTGTATCTAGTGAAAAGAATCACATGGCCCTTCTCATAGGTTAGATTCAACAGAAACAGAGCCAATGTCCACGACTTCCCCGATCCCCTGCCTCCAGTAATCAAATAGTACCTCGTGTCAGGCTCCTCATAGAATAAAGGCTTGTAGTCGTCTAAAAGTTGAATCATAAGTAAATTAATTAATTCGGGATTTCCATTTTTCGTTTGATTCCTGTACACTCAGAAACATACCCCCCCATGGGCAAATTAATTAATTGGGGAATTCCATTTTGCAACCTTGTTGCATACACTCACAACAATACCCTACCCCCTCCGCTTATTCGTCTATGCGGGTATGCGTATATATAGGCTTGGTATTCATGTAGTTATATCTTGTTCGTCGTGTACTATTTGAGCATCTTGTATTTCTATTCCTTTGCTTATCCAATGAATGGGGGGAGCTACCTTTTCCCCATTGCTAGTAATATCTATTTGCTGTTTTGGTAAGCCCAACCGGTAAGCCAACCACAATTTCAAGGCCTGCGTGTCACCTTCCTCACATTTTCGCAACAAGGCTAGCCATATCTTCTCAGGTACGGCAATCGCATCCATCTGTTCAATTATCTTTATTTCTTGGACTTTTGGTTTCCTACCGGCTCCTATTCGAGCTCCCCCATTTTTCCCCATATCGCTACAAAGTATTGTAAAACTGAAAAAAACTGTTTAATCAGTCCTAAAGGTAAAGTAAAAAAAATATACTTAATCAATAAATATATTTTACAATTTACTTGCATTTAATTACAGACCTTTGTAATATTGTATCAACATAAACAACAAACACAATGAAAAACTACAGATTAACGTACAAAAAATGGGATAAAGGCCTTGAATTAAGGGTAATTTTTACCACAATTATCCAAGCAAAAAGCATGAAAGGTGCAGTAATGAGAGCTAAAAATTTAGCACCGTTCCAATGGGATTCAAGGGATATTATAAGCTTGGAGGACGAATGGAATTTAAAACTAGATCGGATTGAATTTAACTACTGAAAAAATGAGAAAGACAGAAAGAAACGCAAATTTGTTGGCCATTACCTTTGTTGGATTGGTTGCAGTATTGTTCACCTTGTTAATTTATTAAGCTATGAAAAAAACACTAAAAGTACTTGGAACAATTATTTACGCTGTAATTGCGTTACTACCGATTTTTTTCCTAGGATACTTGCTAGGATTGAAACTTATTTAATCAACACTAACAACACAAAACATGAGAAAGACAAATTTTGTAATCGAATCAATCAAGGCTATTAAAGGAAACAGAAATGCCAAAAAGGAAAAGATTGAATTTTATTTAAATAATTCAAAAAGAATTGAGGAATTAAGTTGGGATTATTTGCATTCATACAATTTTGAATCGGAAATAGTTAACCACACTAAAAACACAAAAATAGCTACAAAAATAGTTAACGGGGATTATTCGGCCGCATACGTTAAAAAGCTATTAGGACTTAATTAATTCACCACATACCCATAAAACTACAGACATGAAAACAAATAACTTATTAGGTAAAGGAAATGCAAAGTTGATTAAAACAGCGGAAGAATTTAACGTACAAATATTTAATTTTTCAATCCCAGCTGGGAACGATAAAAAAAGCGGGAAAATTACATGCCCTTTTGCGGGATCTTGTTTTAAACTTTGCTACGCTAAAAAAGGTAATTACAGATTCGGGAACGTTCAGCGGGGATTAACATACAGATATGAGACTAGCAAACAAGAAAATTTTGTGGAATTGATGAATAAGGAATTAAGCAAGATTAAAAAGGATAAACAAATTTATATCCGTATACATGACAGCGGGGATTTCTACAGCCCTGTTTATTTTCAGAAATGGCTAGAAATAGCCCGATTGAATCCTTCAATTCGTTTTTATGCCTACACTAAATCCCATTCGTTTATCCGTGGTATTCAATTACCCGAAAATTTAGACCTAATTTTTTCCCTTGGATCAACAAAGGACGAATTGATAGACCAAGAGACAGAAAGGCATTCTAAAATTTTCTATTCAAGCGAAGAAATGGAGGAACAAGGCTACACAGATTCGTCGTATTTCGATCTTTTGGCTACAAAATGGCATACTTTAAACAATAAAATAGGCTTGATCATTCACTAATAACGGGCCCAAAATGGGCCTTTTTTTTACACCTTAAAAACTACAGAAAATGGAAAAAATTAATATTATCAAAGAAAGTAATACTAAAATACGGGAACGTTTAATTTTAATTCGACGGGAAATCCCGTACAAATTTCAAAGAAACTTTGAACGAATAGTAAGGAAAAAAATAAGAGAAAATTTTGATCATCCTAATCTAGAATTTTTGGAAAATGATTTCTTAAGATTCATAAAAAATCCTAGTTATTCATTTTATTTAAATTATTTACCTATCAAATAATATGCTAGACCTATTCGAATATCCCGAAAAACAGCCCGCTAAATTGCGGGCTTTGTTGCTTGAATACATTGCAAAGGATCAAAACTATCAAAACTTAATACAGCTTGAAATTGACCTAAAAAAACTAGGTTACTCAATTGAATTCGGATTGGATTGCATCCCGTATAACTTGCACAAAATACAGCCCTAAATTTGCCATATTTTAAGCCCTTTACAGCCCTTAAAAATTTTGTCTATGTCACTACATTAAAATAAAAATATCGCTTCGCTACGGGCCTAAAAAAGCCCTCCTTGACCTTGCTAGGTTTCAAGGTACCCATGCAATGCACGGCCCCGAAGGGGACCCGATCGGGCACGGGCACCCCATACCCCCTAGTGTAAAACATGGCGGTTTGACCCATAGTGTAAAACATGGCGGAAAAATAGGCTTAGTGGAAAACAAAATTTCGCTGGGGTGTTAGTGTAAAACAAAACCCATAGTGTAAAACAAAACCCATAGTGTAAAACAAAACCACTCACCACAGAAAATTACCCTTAGTGTAAAACAAAAATAATTTTTACAATTCCCTTGCATTTGTTGTGCAGACTCTTGTACCTTAGCATCGTTAATCACTTAAACACAAACAACATGTTAACAGATCACCACTTTATTCTTGAGCAGTCTGGGTTCACCCTGGAGCTCGAATCCTTCGCCAACGAAGGCATCGTACTTGATCTTTACTTCGGTAATGGCAAGTCTATTACCCTGGAGCTATACGACGAACTAAACGAGCGGTTTACAGACCACTATCGGGTCGTATGTGCTACCCTAGACCCTTTTATTGTTGAACAGTTAGAAGCCAATGTACGCCAATGCTTTACGAAATGATGACCGCCACAGAGTACGGAGTACTACGTGGCTTTACCGAAAAATCTACACGTGTTCACCAGATTATCCGCTCTGGAGTATGGCCAGAAGAATGGGTGTATCCTCCTAGAAAGCTAGGCAACCAATGGGTAGTTTTTGTTAGTTCAACCTGGATCGGCAATGGTAGAGGTTCACTTTAAAAACGATAAGGAATCAATGTGGATAGCATCCTTTAATAGCGAAGAAACCTGCAAAGAATTATTCGATAAAATTCAGGATATGAGAAAAGAATCAAAATTCCATACCATCATGATAATTTATGAAACTGGAAGTGTAGAACTAAAATGGACTAGCAATGGTAGAGGAAATAATTGAGCAGTGGATACTTGAGAACTTCGGTGAAGTACCCCATAGTATAAAAATAGAGATTCTTAAAACCTTCGAGCTGTACTGGGATGAGTTTAATTTTCCTTATGCAGAGATAAAAACACTAGAAAAATATAAACACTTAAAACCATGAGAATAGCAGACGAAAATCCGATTATTGACGCTCTTTTAGAGCAAGGATATAACATCGAAGAAGTACGGGACATCATCGTACACATACACGAGGAAATAAGGATGAGAACTGACATAGAGGAAATTTTTGATATGTACAGCCTTAGCCTTGATCTATTACACGAACTAAACAGAATATAAAATGGAAGACCTAGTAAAAACCCTAGACCAATTAATTGGAGAGTTGTACATCATTAAAACACGAAAATCATGAAAGAACTAATTGCAATCCAGTCGGAGCTTAAAGCTCCAAAGAACCAGTTTAATGCCTTTGGCAAGTACAAGTACCGATCTGTGGAGGATATCCTGGAGGCACTGAAGCCATTGCTTCTGAAGTACGAATGCACCTTGACTATCGAGGATGAAGTTAAAGAAGTAGGTGGTATTGTATTCATCGAGTCTACTGCTGCAATCCAGAAGGACATGGAAGGCAGAGCAGTCACAGCCCAGGCAGGCATAGACATTAACCGCAAGGGAATGGATGTGGCTCAGAGTTTTGGTAGCTCCTCGAGCTATGCTCGTAAGTATGCATTGAATGGGCTCTTTTTAATTGACGATACAAAAGACCCAGATTCGACCAACGATCATGGTGGTAAAAAAGAGGAGCTAACTCCAGCCCATGTAAAGTGGCAAGGAGCTAAGGATTCTCTAGCCAATGGCAAGGTATCAATGGAGCAAATTAAGTCGGTTTATATTCTTACAGCACAAAACGAAAAACTTCTATTATCATGAACTTTAAATGCAGAGCAAGTGCCCTAGGTCAGTTGATGACTAACGCACGGAGTAAAACAGAATCTTTGTCTCAGACTACTAAGAGCTACCTAGAGGATTGGTACAAGGAGCAGATTTATGGACTAAAGAAGCAGATCAAGAGTAAGTACATCCAGAAGGGATTGGCTCTTGAGGATACGGCTATCGAGTTTTACTCGGTAGCTATGGAGAAGGACTTTATGATTAAGAACCTTGACCACTTTGAGGATGATTTCTTCACAGGCACTCCCGATTGTTTTCACGATGGTATAGTCTATGACTTTAAAACCTCCTGGGACTGCTTTACTTTCCCTCTGTTTGACGATCAGCCTGACAGTGGGTACTTCTATCAACTTCAGGTTTATATGCACCTGACGGGCTTAAAAAAGGCTAAGTTGGTCTACACTCTCCAGGACACTCCAGAGTTTTTGACTTATGAGGAGCCTGTAAGCTATGCTCACGTGGAAAACAAGTACAGAATCAAGGAGTTTGACATCGAGTACGATCCCCAGGTGATTGAGACGGCCAAGGCCAAGGTATTGGAATGCAGGGAGTATTTAAACGGTATGGCGGTATGAAGAAGAAGACGGCAGTAGAATGCTTCGCATTAAAGGTAATGTATCTAAAAATGAATCCAAAAGAACTTTTTGACTTTATAGTATGGCTTGAAGAAGCCATAGAGATGGAGAAGCAGCAGATAAAAGAAGCATACCAAGATGGGTCTAGAGATTTAGATATTCAGTATTCAGATGTTGTAGAAATTAATTCAGAACAATACTACACAGAAACCTACGGAAACAAATGACATCACTAACACAAGAACAGAAAGACGAGATAGCTAGACTATATAAGCTTAAAATAATGAATAAGAATATAGCTACTATTATGAATATTAGTAGACACCTAGTAAATAATTATATATACAAGGACTATCTGCTGACCAATGAGAGATCCAAAAACACCTGCTCTCACCTCAAGCATGCAGATCAGGTTCTTGAATTATATAAGAAGGGTCTACCATACAAAGAAATTATGCTAATGACTGGTGTAAAATATCATCACCTATGTGAAATTCTAAAGCTCACAAACGAGAGGAGAGTCAAGTCACTTAGTATAAAAATAGTGAGACAAATAGAGCGTATGGTAGAGGAAAAATGGAGGACTTGTGACATAGCTAAAGAGCTGAATTTGGAGTACAACAGAGTCTCTCACTGGGTGCGAAAAGCCAAGAGAGAGGGTGTACACTAGTTTACACTAAGTGTACACCTAAGGGTAAACCAAAATCGGCCTCCATTGGCTCCAATCGCAATAAGTGAACACTTTGAACACTTTTTGGCAAAAATGAAAAAAAATAAATTTTCACCTAGTCAAAAAAAATATATTCTAAAAAAAAGTGTAAACTTGTAAACCTAGGGCAAAAAACGGCCTAAAATCTGCGATTCTAGAGAGTATAGGCGGTTTTGGGGGGTTTACACTAGGTGTAAACCAAGTGTAAACTTGTGTACACTTTTTTGCCCAAAAATGCCATTTTTCTATAAACCTTTGTAAAACACGAAAATGAATGTAACGCTAGGAAGAGCAATCAATTTACTGAACTCAGGGTTCAGCGTAATGCCCATATCGGAGGGTAAAAAGCCTCTGATTTTATGGAAGGAGTACCAGACAAAAAAGATAGAAAAGTCAGAATTAGAGAAGCTCGAGCACAAGACAAAAGGCTATGGTATTATAACAGGTTATTATGATGTTGAATGTATAGATGTAGATTTAAAAGTATTTCCAACCATCCAAGACGGTAAGAAGTTCTGGACTGAGTTTGTTAGCTTTATTTCAGATCATATTGATGACTTTAATAGAAAGTTTGTTATATATAAAACTATAAATTCAGGTTATCATATTATATACAGATGCTCTAAGGTTGAAGGTAACAGAAAGCTCGCAACTCTCAAGGGACATTCTCAAGCCTTAATTGAAACTAGGGGCACAGGTGGGTATATCTATATCTATGACAACCAAGTATCGGAATTGTCTTATGAGCAAGTACAGGAGATCACAGAGGAGGAGAGAGACATTCTGTTTAGCCTGTGCCGATACTTCCACTACGATGAAGCCAAGGTGGAAACTAAGGTGGAAAATACAGAGTATAGCGGATTGACCCCTTGGGAGGATTACAACCATAGAAACCGAGTCCTAGACTTGATTGCAAATGAGTTTACCGCAGTCAAGCACATGACAGATCGAATAGTCATAAGAAAAACTAATTCTAAGGATGCCTTGCATGGATTTATCTACAAGGATTCTGGACTCTGTTATCTCTTTACCACGGCCACGATTTACCCTCATGAGACACCTTTAACTCCGTTTAGTATCTACGCATACAAGTACTTCAATGGAGACTACTCATCGGCTGCTAAGGAGCTATACAAGGAAGGCTATGGAGAGCGTAAGATCCGCAAGGTAGAGATAGAGAAAATCGAGATACCCCAGGAGGACTTGATATTTCCGATTGATGTGTTTCCAGACTCAATACAGAGTTATATTTTGTTAAATCAGAAAACACTTAATCATTCTATTGACTACATGGGGTGTAGCTTACTTTGGCTTCTGTCGCTATGCATTGGTAACGCTTGCAAGGTTGAGGTAAAAACAGGCTGGAGAGAGTCTTGCAACATCTGGATTGGATTGATAGGAAAGGCAGGTCTTGGTAAGACCCCTAGTATAAACGCCATCATTTTCCCAATAGCTAAGAAAAATAGCTTTGAGATTAAGCACTTCCAGAATGAGTACAAGAAGTACAAGGAGTACGAGCGATTGACTGCTAAGGAGAAGAAGGATGTGGAGGAAGTTAGGGAGCCTGTTAGAAAGCAGTTGATAGTAAATGACATCACTGTGGAGGCCTTAGCGGATTTGCACGAGGAAAACCAGGTAGGCATTGCAGTATTTAAGGATGAGCTAAACGGATGGATTAAGGACATGAACAAGTACAAGCCTGGTTCTGATCTCGAGTTCTGGCTGTCCTGCTGGTCAAACCAAGCAGCGATTCTGACAAGGAAGACCGCTAAGAGTAGCTTTGTGCAGAGCCCATTGATTCCTGTGCTTGGTGGTATTCAGCCTGGTATATTCTCGCAGATATCCACAATGGAAAACAAAGATAATGGATTCCTAGACCGATTGCTTGTGAGCTACCCTGATAAGGAGATTGAGCATTACAACAAGAACTCAATAGACCAAGAAATATTGGATTGGTACGAGGCTTACATTAGTCAGTTCTATAACCTAGTGAGAAACCAAGTCTTGCAGTACAATAAGTTTGGAGAGATTGAGAGTCGAATCATTCGATTTGATAGCCTAGCTGATATTGAATGGGAAAGGATATTCAACAACATCACAGACTTGCAGAACTCTGATGACATATCGGAATATGTAAAGTCAATGTTGAGTAAGCAGAAGGCTTATGTTCCTAGATTTGCTCTGTTGATTAATACGCTCTGGTCATTTGAGACAGGCAAGGACTTTGACTTTGTTACTAAAGAAAGTTTGCTCAAGGCAGAGAAGTTGAGTAACTACTTTATTGCGATGTCTAAGAAAATTAAGGTCAGTAGCTTGGAGTCGAATGAGCTTAGTGAGATAATCAGGTCTATGAAAAATGAGTCCATAGAAAAGAAAATAGAGATGATTCATAAGACCATCCCAGATTTTAACCGCTCTGAGTTAGCAGAGTTATTGAATGTTAGTAGAACCACTATTTATAAACACTTAAAGAAATGATTGAAGCACTAGACGAAGTATCAGAAATCCCATTTGAAGTATTTTGGGATAAGTTTATCGAGCAGAAACCTGGAGACTATGATAAGACATACACCCAAGGGATTTGGCTAAAAATGAGAGAAGCAAATAGGGTACTAGCATTTGAATATATGTCAAGGTTCGGTACAGACTACAAGACTCCTGTATTGCATTTAGAGGCTTTTGATTTGCCTTTCTGATGAAACCACTTGACATTCTCAAACAACTAAAGCAAGAGTCTATGCTAGAATCTTATCCGAATGTGCCAAAGTATGCCATATCAGCACCGAAGTACGATGATAAGACAGCTAATGGGCTAACCAAGTGCGTCAAAGAGTTCCTAGAGCTTAGTGGATACCAAGCAGAGCGTATAAACACGATGGGAAGACCAATAGACAACCGAAAGCAAGTGACCGATGTAATAGGAAGAACCAAGACCATCGGCTCTATGACCTGGGGCAAGTCAACGGCAACCAAAGGATCAGCAGATATTTCAGCTACAATCCTAGGAAGGTCGGTAAAGATAGAGGTAAAAATAGGCAGAGACAGGCAGTCAGAGCATCAGAAAGTCTACCAAGAGGCTATCGAAAAGTCTGGAGGTCAGTACTGGATAGTAAAAAACTTTGCTGACTTCTATGAAAAATATCAGAATTTTCTTTTATCCAATAAATCAATAACTTAATATTACAAGACAAACCAAAAACAACAAAAAAATGGCAAATTTATCAGA